AATACGTCGCTTCTTCGTATGGCTCAGAGGGTTTGATGATGGCTAAGAAGATTTTAGAACAAAAACCACTCTCGAAGATCGAGACCTACTACATCGACTCGTTGGTGTCTTTCAAGGGAATTGCCGAGATGGCTGAAGACATTGGCAGACCAGAATCAGAAATTGAATCTTATTACAAGCAAGCCAAGGCTAAGTCTCCAGGAAAATTTGGACGCCCATCTGAGGGGGTGACCATTATGACAGAGGCGGCTTCTATTGAAGGTGATGAGCAAGGGAAGGCGAATAGGTCAGGAAATAAGTTTATGGCTCATTACTCCAACAATATTTTTAGGGGTCAAAAATGATTAGTTTAGGCACTCTGTCAGAAGTTCTGTCTAAGGCTCCTTTTGACTCAACCTATTTGCTGGTAAGGCTTTCCGACGGGCAGTATGCTGTCGTGGAAGGCGAGTCAGCCTGTTGGCTTGAGCTGGCAGAATTTTGTTTTGATTGTCACCTGACAGTCAAATCTATGGAAATTAGATTTCGCTCTTCGTCTTTTGCTCCTTGCCCAGACGACGCAGAAGGCTATTTCTTCCGTTCTGGGGCAGCAGCATCCCTATCTGGTGACTCAAAGGCCTTTTCTCTTTTCTTCCTGGGCCACCTGTCTGGCAATAGTGTTCACGTTAAGGCTGTTGTCGTTCCCGAAATGGCAGTCGTTAATAGCGACATCCGTGATCCAGAGGACAAGGAAACTGTGGGCCAGTACTTGATAACCGCGAGGGCGGTCCCCTATAGTCATGCCTCTGAAAAGCCGGAGGATGATTATGGCCAGGAAAGAGACGGAGAGTAGTCGCTACGAAAGTCGTTATGGTGGAGGTTGGGTCGCCCCCCAACAGATCCTGGCAGAATATATGTGTGAGAGGCAGGCATTGAAGGAAAAAACTTCTTTGCCTGCTAAGTTTTGGGATCTCGACAGATGGAAAAAGATTTTTCTGCTTCAACTCAGGCTAGCTTTGAAGCTGCTTGAAACATATCACCCGACAGTAATATCTAGAGCGATACGTTCTCCAGAAGGCAAGAAGGCATACTCATTTGGTGCCCCATTCCTAAAAGATGCCCTGGCAAGAGAACAGCTAAAGTATGACGCGGAAATACTTTCCTTAGCGTCTTCACCCACTACTCTTTTGTCGACGCCTCCCCCGAGCGGTAAGCAGGAGGTTGAGACAAGACCCGTTTTCTCTTGTTCTAGGTCTATGCGTTCCAAATTAGAGGAGCTTGAGCGTGGCTAAAAAAGTTGAGTCTGACCTTACGAAAGAAATGATCAAAAAGTATGGTGATGGAGTCGTCGTCTCTGCTCGCGACGTGATGAATCTTGAGGAAGAGAGAAAGCAAGTCATACCTTTGGCTCCAGCGCTAAATGTAGCCTTGCATGGAGGCATACCAGAGGGGACCTGGGTTACTTGTTCAGGACAACCCAAGAGTGGCAAGGAGCAACCAGTATCTGCGATAGTCCACACCCCTGCTGGTCCAATGAGGATTGGAGACTTGTCTGTTGGAGACGAGATTTGTCATCCGTATGGCAAAAGTAATGTCGTAGGAGTATTCCCTCAAGGAGTGAAGCAGGTATATCGAGTTCACTTTGACTCTGGAGATTATGCTGAGTGTGGGATAGACCACCTGTGGCAGGTCGGATGCTCTAAGACATTAAAGAAAAAAGTTGTTCGACTGTTCGACATCAAAGATGACCTATATCTCAAGCAAAAAAATAACCGCTGGGGCAGGCGCCCAAAATGGACAGTTGATGTACCTTCCCCAGTATGCATGAATAAGCAAGAAGTCCCCGTAGATCCCTATGTTGTGGGATTATTGCTGGGGAATGGTTCAATGGTTACGAATAATATGTCTTTCACAACAATGGATAAAGAGCTAGCTGTTGTGGTGGGCAATCAAGGGAATTGTCAGGTTTCAGCCAATAGAAGTCTATATAGCTACAGGATAACTGCAAGCAGGGAGCTGAGAGGCTCTCTTTCTGAACTCGGGCTAATGGGAAGGCACTCTCACACAAAGTGTGTCCCAGAAATTTATCTGTATAATTGGGCACCCGTTAGGCTTGCTGTATTGCAGGGATTGATGGATACCGACGGGACAGCAAATAAAAAAGGCGACTGTGAGTTCAGCACCGCGTCCAGGAAGTTGGCGGAAGACGTTAAGCATCTTGTCTTGTCTTTGGGTGGGCTTTGCTCTATTCGCATGACCAGAAAAGAATTGAACGGTAAGATGTTTCACTCCTATCGCTGTTTTATCCGTATGCCAGACGCAAGCGTTCTCTTTCGCGTCGACAGGAAAAAGAGTAGGTGTACAAGAAAAAGGACCAATTCTCTACGTCGTAGAATTGTTTCCGTCGAGTATGTGCGTGACGAGATGTCTGTTTGCATTGAGGTCTCGAGTGACGACGGTTTGTATTTAACCAATAACTTTATTGTCACACACAATACTTCCACAGCTCTGTCTTTTGCTGCACAGTGCCAGAAACCGGAATATGGGGCGAGACACGTTTATTATCTGAACGTGGAGGGGCGACTGAAAGAAATGAATCTGCGGGGAACGCTAGGTCTAGATCTAGACAAGATGACAATTGTTAGATCTACCGCAGATAAAATCCTTTCTGCAAAAGACTATCTCACGCTAGCAATGCAGGTAATAAATACTCATCCTGGATGTCTTGTGATTATTGATTCCGTCTCCGCCCTGTGTGATGAAAAAGAAATGGATGAAGGTGTGGGGTACGAAAATAGAGGGGCTGGCAATAAGATCTTCGCTGGCTTTTGTCGCCAGGCGGCAAACATAGTCCCAGTGAGGAACTGTATTGTCTGGGCGATTATGCATCTTACTCAGTCCCAGACTGGTTATGGCGGTTATGTCGAGAAGGGATCTAGGACATTACAGTACCAGGCTGACGTACAAATGAGAGTTAAGTATGATAGACCATGGAAAGTCGGAGTTTCTGGAAGCGAAAAGCAAATTGGCCAGCAGGTTCATTGGTTGATTGAGTCCTGCGCTCTCGGGCCTCCTGGAATGGAAGTAGATTCGTACATTCGCTATGGCGTTGGGGTAGACAGGGTGTTTGAGGCCATCAATCTAGGCGTTCAGTTAGGCTTAGTGGGCAAGGCGGGAGCCTGGATGTCTCTTGACTATATGGAAAGACATGTCGCACTTTTAGGTTTGGATAAGTGGGGGGATGAAGCCATCAAGAAAACTAAGACTCAGGGCGCCGAAAAGTTGTATAAGCTTCTTCAAGACAATCCTGCCTGGATAGAAGTTCTGGAGAAAGAAATCTCAAAGATGATTAATCCATGAAAGTAATTGGACTTAACGGAAAAATATACTCGTGGTCGTTTTCTGGTCGTAGCTATGATGGCCCAGGGGGACCAAAAAGGTCGGGCCTGCATGGGAAGGTGAGAGAGTTTCTGCGTACCATCTATCCAGTAGACAGGATAATGGAAGAGGTCGGGCTTCCTGGTTCTCATGGCCTTAGGCTTGATTTTTATTTGCCTTTAAGGCAGATAGCCATTGAGGCGCACGGAGAACAGCACTATAAATTCATCGCCCATTTTCATGGCACGATGATGGGCTTTCTTCGTGGGAAAGAGCGCGACGACAAGAAAAAGCAGTGGTGTGAGATCAACAACATTCGTTTGGTTGAGTTACCTTTTGATGGGGGAGACGAGCAATGGCGGAAGATGTTCCAGACGTAGTAGTTGAAGTTCAAAAGGCTCTCGACAGTTTTGAGCAATCAGTTTTTCCTGTTGACGGGGAGGGGGCTATGAAGTATCTCTCCATTAGTCAGGATGAACTGCGCATGCTTTCTGCTGACGAGTGTGGTGAGGCAGCTGTTCTATTGGTGGCGTTATCATTTCATGTTTCCAAGCAGATCAATAAGCTCAAGGCTCAAATTAGATATTGTGGCGAAGCGATCATGAAGAATGTTGCGCCAAGACTTGCTAACTACAGATATAATTCTCCTGATGAGCGCATGTGCTTGGCGATTGCTGAGGATGACTTTTCTACGAAGATGAAAAGGCACGAGGTAACCCTATCTTGTCAAATGGATAGGATTGAGTATTTACCCTTAAGGCTAGAGAAGTCAGCAGATATGTTTTCTTCTTTGGCTGCTACGAGAAGGAGGAGATCATGAGCGACGAGTTGATTGTTCAAATTAATGAGGCTGTGTCTGCTAAGGATTGGGCTAGGGTCACAGAGATAGCAACCAGGCTATTGTCTTCCCCTAAGACTTTGGGGGCTAAGAAGAAAAGAACAGTTGCTCCTTCCGATCAAAAGAAAGAGGTCGTTAGCTCTAATCGTTTTGTCGATGACAAGACATTAGAAAAACAGCATATACAGACAGACAAGAAGTGGTTAAAGCACGCTCAGCCGACCAGCCGTCGCCCCGCCTCTAGTAGAGACCCTGTGCAGGCCTTTTGTCCCAAGTGCAATAAGTCTCACATGGTAGCTCCAGCGATTGCAGCTTTACGACAAGGACTAGATGCTGGAATTGTTTGTCCTTCATGCTTGAGAGGAAGTCGCAGATGAATAGTGACCCCTCATCAGAAAGGGCCGTTCTCGCAGGTTTGCTTCGCGGAGGTCATGATTCATATGTTGAGGTATCAGATGTTTTGACTGCGGATTGTTTTGTCTGTTCTTCGAACTGCATATATTACAGGTGTCTAGAAAAAGTCCTTTCTGAGCCAGGAAGCAAGGCAGATATTCCGTCAATTATGTCTGCTGCTGGGGTTCTTGGACTTTCTGATTTCTTTAGCAACCAGGATGAGCTAAAGTATTTGCGCGCACTAACAGTTACGGCAATTGACCCATCTAACTTGAGAAAGCAGGCGGCGAGACTAGTAAAACTGAAGAAGGCTAATGAGTTTTCTGAGGTCCTAAGTGAAGCATCTGTGAAGCTCGGCAGTGTCACCGGAGAGGAGACGTTGGGTGAGATTCTTGCTGTTGGTGAGGAGGCCGTCTTTAATTTTGTCGGGACTTTGGGAAATCAGAGCGACTCACTTTCTCACATATCCAAGGATCTTGATGAATATCTGGAATACTTGTCTAGTAATCCCTCAGACATGATGGGGGTTGGCTCAGGCATGCCTCAGTATGATGCTTCTATTGGTGGCGGTTTCCAGAGGGGGACTGTAAATATTATTGGTGCCAGGCCAAAGACGGGCAAGACTCAGCTAGCTGACAATGTTGCTCTTCATGTCGCCGGAAAATTAGGTATCCCCGTCTTGAATCTTGACACAGAAATGTCAGCAAAAGAACACTGGCACAGAATGATAGCGAATATGACTAGCATTTCTGTTGATCGCATCAAGTCTGGGAAGTTTGCTGGAGATCCAGCAGAGTCAAAGGCTGTTTTTAACGCTAAAGAAAAGATCAAGCAGATGCCATACCACTATTCTTCAATAGCGGGACAGCCTTTTGAGGAGACAGTTGGCCTGATGCGTCGATGGTTATATAGGCACGTTGGGTTTGATGAGTCTGGCCAGACTAAGCCGTGCCTAATAGTATTTGACTATATCAAATTAATGGACGATAGGTCTATAACCAGGAACGTGAGTGAGTTTCAGGCATTAGGATTCTTGATGACCAACCTTCACAATTTTGCAGTCAAGTATGATATTCCCGTTTTGGCGTTTGTTCAATTAAACAGGGATGGTATCAACGCTGAAGACACTAGCACTGCTTCTGGTTCGGACAGGATTATTTGGTTGTGTAGCAATTTCAGTATCTATAAATGGAAATCTCAGGAGGAAATGGCCGAGGAGGGGGCTGGTCCTGATGGTATTCGCTACAATCTGAAGCTCATACCGGTTGTAACTAGGCATGGGAAAGGGGTAGACCATGGAGACTACATCAACATACAGGGGCAATATGAATTCGGGAGAGTTAGGGAGGGGCCAACGAGAAACGCCCTCCTCAGGAGCAAGTCTTCAAGGTCGGGATTCGATGCGCCCTCAGGCGCCCCTGCACAATTTTGATCATGTCCGCGAAATCTCTAATCTAGCAACCCGGAAACTTGATGTTGTGATGGCTGCACTAGGCCTGCAATATCGTAATGCGGACAACTCCTTTATGTTGCCCTGCCCCGTTCATTGTGGGGATAATGTCACTGGTTGTCGAGTATACAACAATTCTCAGTTTGGCTTTTGGCAATGTTTTACTCGTGGTTGCGAGAAGATATTCCGCGACGATACCTTTGGCTTTGTTCGTGGAGTTCTGTCTCAAACTAGACACAGATGGGATATAGACAATACGAAGAAGGCTACTGTTCGAGAGACAGTGGATTTTTTGAACTTAGTCCTTGGACCTACAACTGAGTCTGCCGCCGTAGATAGAAGTAAAAGGGACTTCGTCACGCAGACAAACAATCTTGCTGTTGAGCCTTCTAGTGACGGCAAATGGTCAAGAAACTTAGTTCGCTCCAGACTGACTATTCCTAGTCGTTTCTTTCTCTCTCGAGGTTTTTCTGTCGACGTTCTTGAACGCTTTGATGTGGGGGAACCATCAAAGGGTGTTTTTTTTGGTCGCGCAGTAGTGCCTGTCTATGATCATTCTGGAAGTATGGCCGTCGGATTTTCTGCTAGGGCTATTGGCACAGAGACTCCGAAATGGATGCATTCTAAGTTCTCAAGATCTAGAGTTCTTTATAATCAGGCGGCTGCTTTTCTTGAGGCTCGACGCGCTGAAACTCTCATTTTGGTTGAAGGCCCCTGCGACGTATGGAGATTGTGGGAAGGGGGTTATCATAATGCAGTAGCGTTACTGGGTGTCTCTCTTACTGATGCTCAACAGGTCCTTATGGAGTCGTCTGGGGCAAGTAGGGTAATAGTTTTTATGGATGATGACGAGGCTGGCCAGGTAGCAGCTCAAAAAATTATGAAGCAACTTTCTCGTTCTTTTCGTGTTGTCATCGCACATGCAGGTCAAGGTAGAGACCCTGCAGATCTTTCTGTCGATGAGATTAAGAAAATTTTAGGGAGAATTGCATGATATTGATTGGTCTGGCTGGACGTAAAGGTTCTGGAAAGGATACTTTGGCAGAAGCACTTGCGCACTGGTGGTCTGATGGTTTTCCTGAAAGACACGGCTCACTAAGCGACAGCAAAGTATATCATATGGCGGACCTACTCAAAAAATTTTCAGTGGAGTTGTTTGGCATTTCTAACCAGCTTGTTCATGGCACCACAGAACAAAAAGACCAAGCTACTCAGTATGGTTGGGGAGACATGCCGACATACGATATGATGTCTGACTCTCGTCCGCCAAGAAACAAGAAAATGACTGTTCGAGATTTTCTGCAATATCTCGGCACAGAAATCTGTCGCAAGATGAGTCCATCTATTCATGTCGACGCGACGATGAGGAAGATTCGTTTTGACGCACAAGGATCTGAAGCCAGACAATATCTTGCCGTTGTCGCAGATTTACGTTTTCCTAATGAGTGCAATGCTATCCGTGCCGCTGGCGGAAAAATTGTTTTGCTGACTCGTGGAGATACAGACAAATCGGACCTCCACATATCAGAAAATTCTTTGGATGACTATGAGTTTGATGCAATTATAGACAATGCAGAAATGACAAAGAAGCAACAGCTTAGTGCCGCCATTTCTTATTTGACGGGGGCATTCCGATTATAGTAACTTTCCTAAGGTCTAGCTCTGTCGGCAGTTATGGCTGGTGTCCCCATAAATTCTTTATTACTTCTAACCTTGGTCACAAAGAGCCTTCCGGCAAAAAGGCTGAATCGGGAAATATTGTACATAAGGCTCTAGAGTTATTGGCCAGGAAAAAGCTTGCTCATCAAAGAGGAGAACAAAAATTTTATGATCCAGAGGTGGATACTGAGTTTGACACTTCCAGCTTTACTCCTGATTTAGCTATCCAGTCTGGCTGGGAGCACTATACCAACCCGGAAAGGACGGTCCATCCGTGGATGAGCGCCGACAGAGAAAAGTGTCAGTCGTGGACGTGGGATGTTTTACTTTTTAACGATGGCATGTTTTCTCCAGTCAATCGTAATGTCGTTATGCCAGAGCAGTTTTTTGAAATTGTGGTCGAAGAAGATTGGGCTAAATACGAATATGAACTGCCAGATGGCCGTCGTTATGCTGGAAATCTAGTGTTGCGTGGCACTATGGACCTTGTGACAAGAGTAGGTCCGAGGATGATAGAATACATAGACTGGAAAACAGGTAAAAGACGATGTTGGATTAAGGATAAAATTAAAGAATATCCTGATATGCACGAAGACTTTCAGCTTCGCCTTTATCATTATGCACTTTGCCATTTATATCCAAAAGATGATATAATGATGACGAT